GAGACGAACCGCCTGAACGAAGCCAAGCAGTACATTGAGATGCGTATCGTTGCTAATGATGCTCTCTTCGCAGAACGTGCTGACGGCCCGCAGGAGATCATGGACGCGGCGATAGACATCAACAAGACATACATTGACAACCTGATCCAACGGATGATCGGGTACAAGTATGTACAGGCTTTCTACGAGACAGAGGCTATGGGTGGTAACAGCCTGTTCCTCGCTCGTGCTGAGATGATGGAGTTCCGCTTCAATGAGACGTTCACCGCTCTGATGCGGGTCTTGATGCGTGACCCCGACTTCTTCGATCAACTGGACGGCACTACCGACGAGGACTTAGCCTCCTTTGAGGGTCCGCGCAACTGGGTGGGCTAATGGTCGCACCGAACCTGTTTGGTGAGCTGGACAAGATTATCAAGTCTGTGGTGCCTGCTACCATTGAGTATGGCGAGAAGGTCGCAGAGCTCGTGCGGATCAGAACGCGGTCTGGCAAGAACATGAGGGGCGGGGCCTTTACTCCCTATAGCCAAAGATGGGCTGACAAGAAGAAGGGTGGGGCAAGAACGCCTGTCACGCTTACCGATACGGGTAGTATGCTTGACGGCCTTGTCGTCGTAAATAAGCAGGCAACGCTTGACTCCTCTGGCAGGATAGCCGTTGAGATCACGAATAATGACAAGGACGATACCTGGAAGATGAAGAGCCACCAGTATGGCCTCAGGAATCCACAGCGTCAATTCCTTGGCGTGACCGATGAGGAGCAGAAGGACCTTCTCCGCGTCTTTGATGACACGATGTATAGGCCCGTAAGCACCAGGGACGAGATTATATATAAACTGTAATGGCCTACCACAGCACACAGGAAGTATTAGATGCCATCCACGGCCAAGTAGAAAAGACGCTTGGTGACGCGGTGGACTCTGTTGTGCAGTTTCATGGTACTCTTGATCAGGCCATTGACTCACACTTCGGCCAGGGTGCTGGCACAGGCGTTCACAGCATTGTAGTAATTAGCCTTACAGAAGGCACTCCTGGTGTTGTGACAGGCTCTGGCATTCCTCTGTACATGGAGGAGATTGTAAACATCCACATCGTTACTCGTGGACGCAGGGGCGATTACAAGGGAATGTCCAGTAGGCTTATTGAGATTGCCGATGCCCTGACATTTGATCTGTTTGATCAGGACAACAAGCATCAGGATGTGTTGGATCGCGTAGCGGCACACAACTTTGTGTCACGCCGTGCAAGACCGACCAACGACCCGAACGCTATGGCGTTCTTAGTTACATGGAATATCAAGCCCCGGAGGGCAGACTAATGAAAGTCAAAATTCCGCACTTTATGATTGTTGAGGGAGTCCGCCTTAAGGCTGGCACCGAGTACACGGTTGACAAATCCCTTGACATCCCGGTAGACAAATTCGGCAGACGGATCAGCAAAGAAACATACGACAAACACTTCAAGCCCGCCCCTACGCCAAAAGCTAAAGCCAAGGCGGAGCCGAAAGAAGAACCTAAACCTGAAAAAGAGGACTAAACGATGGCGAGTACGTTTCAAGTAGGAGCGGGCGAAATCACTCAGATCGTAGTTACGGATGGAACCAGCACGGCGACCATTCCGGCAGAAATGATTGAAGGATATAGCCTTTCCACAGAAAAAGACAGTTTTGATGCTGCTATTGGTCATTCCGTAGATCGCAGATCTATGACCAAGACGCTGGCATTCAATGCCTTCAAGGTTGACCAGTTTGACGAGCTTAATGCCATCATGGTTGCCAAGGCAGACACCCAAGCGACTGTAACATATATCGGCGGAAATACGCAAATCCTCAATGAGGGTCGTATTCGCGTTACGCCAATCCTGCACAGTGTCAGCGATGTTGAGCGGGTCTATGTTGCGGCTGGAAGTGCTACGAATGATGACATTCTTAACGGGCAGTCAAGTGGCGTGTGGACTGATGTTGGTGTCACACTCGATGTTCCAACCCTGTCATTCTCCTTTCCATTTGACGGCACGGATGGCAATGGCCGACCATACTTCTCCTCATGTGCATTTGAGCTTGAGTTCATGCTTCCCGCTGACTACTACAGCACATTCACCGAGGGTGAAACCAAGCGCGTAGCATTTGCACTTCCGCACTCTGGATTTGAGGTATTTACGGGCCGCGTCTATAAGAACTTTGCAGACGAAGATGCTTCTATGCCTCGGGCAATCCGAATTGTACTTCGTGGAGTTAATAGCAATTGGGGCGACCTGATTACGTTTACCGACGGGGCAGGAACAGGCTCAAGTAATGAGCAGATTGATGGCACTGCGGATGCATTGAGCATCCCAGAAAACTACCTGCACGGATTTGCTGTTGAGTTTGTAGCATCTGGATACGATGAGGCAGACGTAAGCAGTTTGGTAACTGAATAAAACAAGTAAAGAGGGATCATGGCTAAGATTGACATCAACACAGTCATTAATGGGGAATACGAAGTAGCAGTGGGGAATGAGTATGAGGTGGCTCCTGGGAAATGGGGCCGCCTCCTCCCCCCTACTGCCGAGCTTCAGGAGCGGGTGTTCAAGATGGCCGAAGAAGAGGGCATGACCGACCTCAAGGTCTGCCGCGAAGTATTGGCTGGACTACCCGATTTTTCAGACGACAAGGCGATCACCGGGATGGCAAGTAAGGCGGTGCAGGATTTTTTTACGTTAGTGCTGAAGATCGTAGAGAGGCTGAATCCAGACTCAGCCTTATCAGGGGCTTCAGCGACCCAAAAAGCCGAGTCGTAGAGGCGGGCTGGTCCCGCAAGTTCATGCGCGAGACAGACGCATGGACCATTATATGCCTTGAACTGGCCACGGATGACCCTGTAAGGTCAAAGGCCATCAAGGAGCATTGCACGTACACGGAAATCGCCGTGGCTTGGCAAAACAATCGCCGCAAGACTGAGGGCGTCGGCTACAAGATCAAGGATAAATAATGGCTGAGCAGAATGTAGTTATTAAGATCCAGGCCGATGTCTCTAAGGCTACGAATGACGTAAAGGCACTTCAGCAGGTCATTGCCAAGCTATCCACCTCTGGAACACAGGCTGCGGCTGGAACCGAAAAGGTAGGCAATGCCGCCAAGAAAACTGCAACAGCCTCTCAGCTCCTTGACAGGGAAATAAAAAAGGTAATTGCAGGAGAGGCCAATCTTGACAGGATTGCAGATCTTGCAACACAAGCTCTTAAGGAGCAGGAGGTTGCCGCAAGACGACTTGCAGATGTGTCATCTGCCGTTGAGGGTGCAGTTGGAAGGCAGGGTGCAGCAGTTCTTGGTGCAAATAAACAGATAGGCGGTCTTGCAGATGCTTCTGGCGCAGCATCCTTTGCCCTATTGTCGCTTGGTCAGGCATTTCAGGATTCTGCCCAGTTCGGAATGGGCTTTGCACAGGGGTTTCGTGCAATAAACAACAACATTCAGCAGACATTTACTGCTCTTGCTCTTGGGAGCGTTCAGGCTGGTGGCTTTACGAATCTTCTGAAATTGATGGGCGGGTCCCTATGGGGTCCAGGTGGGCTGATTCTTGGTTTTTCTGCCGTTAGTGCTGGTATTGAATTTTTCACCACAAGGGCGCAGCGGGCAAAGGATGAGGCAGATGAGCTTAAGGATAGCCTTGATGATCTTATTAGTATTACAGATTTAATAAATAATCAGGGCAAAGTATCTGTAAGCATTGAGCAGATAAATTCTGAGCTTGCAAGGCTAAACCATCTCGCAGCACAAGCAAGGGCACCGGGGTCTGGTGGAATCGTATTTGATATTGTTCTTGGCCCAGGCGGACAGATTATGGCAAGCAGAAAAACACTTGCTGAGGTTGAGGCAGAAATACAAGAGCTAAAGAAACTTTTAGAGGAGAAGAATACCGGAAGAGGATTCTTAGACTTCCAGTCTGAAAGCGAGCGACTTTCTGCTATATCAGCGGGAAGAATAGCAGAGCTGGTAGAAAAAAACAAGGAATTATCAGACACTCTTGCAATTCTATCTGGCACCCAGGGCCAAAGAATCTTTGACTTAAGGAATGAGCAGTCTGAGTTAGAGAAGCAGATTGAGCTTCTTGAGAAAATAGATGCCCTGAACCGCTTGCCGCTTATGCGGCTTGAAATGAGGGAGCAGGAGTTAATTCCCCTGCAAACAGCCATTTCTGAGCGAATGGAGGAGATTCAGCGTAGTACAACTCTTGTTGGTAGGATGCAGGGGGCACAAGGTATTGGTGAGGGCATGATTGGCGAACTGCGAACACTTCCCGATGCAGCAAGGGTTGAGATGGAGCGCCTTGGCGAAGTAATTCAGGACGGCAACAGGAATATAAATACATCCTTCAAAGGCTGGTGGAATAACAATAAGGATGCAGTTGCAAGGTCTGCACAGCTCATGCAGCAGTCTATTGGGCAAATAGGCACAACATTTATGCAACTTGCCCAGACTGGCGACACCCAGAATAAAAGACTGTTTGAGACGGGAAAGAAGTTCGCTATTGCACAGGCCCTTATAAGCACATACGTTGGCTTCACCAAAGCCATTGAGCAGGGAGGGCCACTTGGAATTATTACTGGTGCTTCCGTCTTGGCTGCTGGTATGGCAAAGGTTGCTGCGATTAGGGCAACAAAAATGAATGGCGGCGGTGGTGGCGGCGGCTCATCTTCTGCCAGGGGCATATCATCTGCACCATCATTCTTTACGAGCTTCGGCAATATATCTGATTTCCCCGCATCAAATGTGGCCTCGTTATCAGCCGGGGGCGCATCTGGTGCCAACATATCCCTTGTTGTGCAGGGCCGCAATCTTGTTGGTGTTATTGAGAATGAGATGCAGGCATCTTCAAGGAGAATAGGGTACTCAACGGGTGTATTCTCTGGCGCATTGGCCTCAAGCAGTTCTACACGAGACGTATTTGGTGGGATCAAGTAATGGCATTTAACCTGACATCTGGGCAGTGGTACACAGCCAAGTATCGTGCTGAGTTTACTGGAGATCAAGGCACCTCAAGGATTGTTGAGATCCATGAGGATGGTTATGACTTCAGGACAGATGGCCCGAGCAGTTTGCCAAATCCAATGACGGGTGTTGGAAGGGCCAATGTGTCTACCTCGTACGCCAGGGAGGGAGAGAATGAGTTTGCCGCACTTGCGCCATCAGAAACAACGCTTTCTGTATACGATGACTTTGCATCAGATAGCATAGCCACGGATCTGCTTAACGATATACAGACAGTATCTGACAAGTATGCAATAGTTATACGCGACGGAAATACGCTTCGTTGGGTTGGAAAGATTGACCCAGAAGGAATTGAATACCAAGAAGAAGGTCCAATTCCCCTCTCGGTAACGGCTACGTGTGGCATTGGAAGGCTTGCAAACCTGCCATATTCAACAGCAACAGATAGCACGGCAGCGGCACCAAGTGGCCTTGATAAATTCACGGATGTAATTGCCGACATACTTGATGGTACTGGCTTTGGCCTTGATTTCTATGTTTCATCGTCGCTGTACCACAAGACCAGCCCAACGCTTGAGGACACTGACAATCCGCTTCAAAATACCTATGTAGACAAGCTGGCCTTCTCTCAGAATGATAATGAGGGTCAGCAAAAGTTGGTGTCCAAAAGGGCTGTTCTCGAAGCGATATGCAATGGCTGGGGCCTTGTATGCTTTCAGTTTGATGGCGCGTACCATCTCATTCAGGCAGATCACTTTCACGCCAACTCTTATCGCAGGTGGCAATACAATAGTTCTGGTGTGCTGCAAGTGTCGGGGGGTGCTGTTGTGGACCCCCGCGTTACGGTTAGCGATGAAAATGTCAAGAGGACCGTATCCACCAAGTCATTCCTAAAGGCGTACAACTCTGCCGCCGTTTCTTATCAGCATGGCCCGATACAGATACTTCAGTATCCTGACTTTACTGTTGATGGCAACAGGCTAACGCCACAGGAATTCTTTGGCGGGGCATATCCCTGGTCGTTCAATGCGGCTACTGGCCCCTTCTTTGTTACGCTTGGCGATAGCGGAGAGGATCAGGGGATGAAGTGCGAGGCGGTTATCTCACCACTAAGCGACTTCTCTGGCTATGAGGCTATTGATGTATCTGCAATATCTGAGTTCCAGAAGGGTGCAAAGTTTGCCAATGTCACACAGTCTGCTGCTTTGGATACTGCACTTGCCAATAGGGTGTCAGAGCAGACAACCGGGATACTTCAGTCTGGCTTTAACTTCGGAATAACATTTCAGGCATACGCCAGGACTACGCAGAGAGGATCATTTAACCCGCATGAACTAAGTGACAGTTGGGTTGTGCTAAAAATCAAGCATAACGGTCAAAACCAATATCTGAAAGTCAACACATCTGGTCAGCTTGAGTGGACGAATACGGAGACATGGTTTGCGCATAGGAATGCTGTTGCCGCTGATGATTGGTTTAATGCTATTTGGAGGGCAGAGGATGTCGCCAATACAACTGTCGACGGCACCATAACGGTAAGCATTGGACCCATATTCTATGATGACACCAATGCTCAGATTTGGGATTCTGTTATATGGGACAACTTCCAGCTGTTCACGCAGCTTGATGATGGCACCGTCAACTACGAGACGACCACATCAATCAACTATATAGACAGGGGCGATCCAAGGACATTTACGAACACTGTTGTTATAGGCGATGGTCCTACTGCGTATAACAAGGGATCAATGTTTTCTGACACAGACCGAACGGTTACGTCAGATTGGGAGGAAAGCACGACTGGTCATAGTGGATCTCAAGGACTTGACCATTCATCAGCACTGTCTGTCCTATATCTCAAGAGCATGAGAAAGATGCGGGCCACGCACACCTCGTCATACGATGGCTATGGTGATGTGTTGGGTCCGCTTGATGTGCTGAATAGGACATCGGGCCTGCATCCATTCTGGTCAATAGACATTGATTGGATTGCTGAGTCAACGTCAGGCACATGGTACCAGGCTGACAAGTCTACATTTAGCAACGATCTTGAGACAGGCATATCAAAAGGCGCACATCTTCTTGGTGGGCTTGGCAGGGGATCTTCTGGTGACGCAGGTTTCAATTACAACCGCATTGGATCATCCTTTGACACACTGATTGCCCGTGAGAACGACAGGATAAGTAAGGTTGTTGCCGACCCCGTTAGTGGTGCTACTGTTATCAACTCTGGCACAACCGTTCACTGCGAGGCTCTTACCGACCCAGAGGGGACCACGATTGCGCTTAGGCACAATGACAGCGTGTACTTCCAGTCTGTTAAGACGGGCAGAATCATTAAGCGCCTTGTCGATGCAAGTGAAAATGACCCCGAGTATTCTCCCTATGTTGCTGGCGCGATTACCTTCAAGGTAACTGAAGCGTTTACAACAGATGAGTACATTGAGGAGAATGACCCGATTCTTCCCGGCACGATTACGGGGATGCGTATTGACATGGATGGCGTGTCTATTATCAATACGCACATCAAGAGCGATGGGGAGTATGCATGGAATGGGGAGATAGATGAGTTGACCGGCGAGATAACAGCAGCTGGCGATACGGGATGGGTTATATCGAAGTCTGGCGGCGCTGTGTTTAATGATGTTATCGTTCGCGGAAACATTGAGGTTGGCGACCTGCTTATCGGAAAGGACGTTGGTTATCTATCCGGAACGCCCTCGGAAAGAATTGCTGGTGAGCATGGCATCTGGATCAACGGTGACAACTACTGGATCCTTGACACCAATGCTGATCCTGACAAGACATATTTCAAGGTAGGTGACAGTCAAGATAACTTCTTTTGGGACGAGACTGCTGGTGCGCTAAAGGTATCCTCTGGCGGAAACGTTATTTTTGACTCAAGCCAAGGCGCGGCTGGATCCCTGTCTCTTGAGGGCACTCTTGAAATTGTGGGCGGCAGATTGATACGCTCTGTTTCGGGCGGTGAGGTTTCATTGGGTTCCAACGGCTTATCTCTTATATATGACCGAGCAGATAGCACATCCGTCCCTATTGCTACCGAGATTACGTTTGATAATGAAAACGGCAGCGACACTGTTACACTTGGCTTTGCCGCATCAGATACTGGTGGCGGCGTATGGCTTACTGATGAGTGGCATATTGACTCAGCCGTTCCGATTGACATATCTACAACCGGTGGCAACTATGATATTAGCCTGAGCCCGCATGGAACTGGACAAATTATTCTTGACTACGCCTCATTCCCTGCATCAGATGGCACAAGTGGGCAGGTCCTAAGCACAAATGCTGACGGCACTCTTTCTTGGATTACAACATCGGCCGGTGTAACAGCATTTACTGACCTAACGGATACTCCGGCTAATTACACCGGAGCAGCAAGCAAGTTTGTCAAGGTAAATGGAGCGGCAGATGCACTTGAGTTTGTTGCTGATCCGGGATACCTGACGGGGCCATTTGCGACACTTATAGGCGCAGCGTCAGATGCAAGCGGGACACCGTCAGATAAGCACCTGCTTTACTATGACTCGGGTACCCCCGGCTGGGTATCAACATCACTTGCGGACGTATCTGCTGACATAAGTGGGAGTAACATCAGCAATGATGAGGGATGGACATCAAATGCAGGAACCGTTACCGAGGTAATATCTGGCCTTGGTTCTGGCATAGATGTATCCTCTGCTACAACTACGCCAACGCTTTCGCTAAACCTCAATGAGCTTGGCTCAGGAACAATAGCCTCTTTTAGCGGCGTATCGGCTGGTGGCGACTCAGTCAATCAGTCTATTGGCACTATAAATGTCGGCAGCTTTAACAATGATGCTGGATACACAACTAATACCGGTACTGTTACAAGCGTAATATCAGGATTGGGAAGTGGTATAGATGTTACATCTGCTACTACGACCCCCACGCTTGTCCTAAACCTTGATGAGCTGAGTGCGGGAACGATTGTTTCATTTGCAGGGGTTTCTTCAGGCGGCGACAGCATAAAGCAGGCAATAGGAAACATTGGACTATCTTCCTTTTCCAATGACGCAGGATTTACTACCAATACAGGAACTGTTACAAGCGTTATATCCGGAACAGGATCTGGAATTGACGTTTCGCTTGCAACCACAACCCCTACGCTTGTTCTTAATCTAAACGAGTTGGGTGCTGGGACAATAGCCTCTTTTGCTGGAGTATCCGCTGGTGGTGACAGCATAAATCAGGCGATAGGAAACATTGCGCTGAGCAGCTTCAATGATGACCTTTCCTATGCCCAGTCTGGCGACAACATATCTATCTTCACCAACAATGCTGGATACATAACGGGAATATCAAGCCTAACTGACATCGGGGATGTTAGCGGAACGCCAGCTGATAAGCACATTGTATAC